GGCCCCGCTCTTGAGGCTGTCTAGCTGTTTGGTGACGTCCTTTTGGCCTTTGAGTTCAACTTCAATCTCAATGGTATTCTCAGCCATGTTGGGCCTCCTGTATTGCTTGCTCTCTTTGCCTCATCAACAGCTCCTCTGTGTTGTGATGTAGCACGTCAAGCGCTTCAATGATTGCACAGGTTGGGCGCGGATAGCTAGATTCAATGGAGCTGAGCCCTTGCCTATGTCGGTGATATACATCAATCAATGAGGCCAAGCGGTTGGTGTCAGCAATAGGGCAGCGCCTCACCTCAAGGTCAGAGAAGCTCCCGCCACAGTTGGGGGCCACTCGATAGCCTGGCACAAAGAGCCCCCGCTCATCTCGCTGAGCGAGGGGGAGCCCCTCACGGAAGGGGCCGCCACAGTTCCCACGCTGCCGCCTCAATGCAGGGCGTGCCTTGCATTGGTCACAACTCCACCCCCTGCCTCCACTATTGGCGAGCCAAACAGAGGAGGCGAGCGCTATTTTCCCGCTTGGCCTAAGAGGCTCATCCGTTGGATATGTTGAACGAGCTCGCTGATGACTTGAAGGCGGTGAGACTCAGGCTTGATCAGATCGACCTTGCCCTTGGCCTCCTCGCCGTCAATCTTGATCAGCGCCACGTTGACCATCTCCACAAAGACCTTGTTGAGATAGCTTTGATAGAGGGCGAGCGCCTCACGCTCATCCTCAGCGAGCTCATGATGCCAGCGCGCCTTGGCCTTTGGCTCCTCAGGTGCTTCCACCCAAAGCATCCGACCAAGCTCAGAGCGAGTGTAAGCCCCCGCCTTGACCTCAGCCGCCTCGCGGTCGCTAGGTGAGAGCGCCTTCAAGGTGAAGATCGTGGCCCCCTCATGTCCCCCCAAGTCATTCACATCACCGCTGAGGAGGTAGGCTTGAGCCTGTTCATCAGTCGCGACCACCGCAGGGTCACAGGTGACAACCACATCAAGGGTCAAGTCAGCATCTGGGAGGAATGAGAGCGCCATGATTAGTTGCCTTTAGTGAGGGCCAAGCGGAAAGGTGTATTGTATGCCTTTTCTGCGTCAGCGATGTCACCACCAAAGCGCGCTTGCTTGTAGGTGAGCTGTTGGCGCGTGATGTCATTCCCGCTTGGATCATACTTGGAGGGGTCGGCGGTGAGGTAGGCAGCGGGGAGCATGAAGGCGCCACCCTGACCGCTCGCCAATGGGCCAAAGCCAATCAAGACTTGGCGGAGCGTCCTATTAAAGAAGTCATCATTGATGGTGGTATTGACGTTGGAGAGCGTGAGGCTGAGCTCCACGTCCACGTCACTCACCTCCATGTCACTCATGGCCAGGATGCTATTGCTGTGACCCTTGGGTGTGAGCGTGTTGGTGACGGTGAGGGTGAACTCATCCACATCAAGGGCGATCCGCCCCAAGGTGTCACCTGTGGAGGCGTCCGTGGTCGAAGTCGGTGAGCCGCTTGAGATGACCGCATAGCTGCCACGGAAGAAGCAGGGAGCTCCTGAGTTGTAGACAGGCTCGACAGGCCCAACGGCGTTCCCGTGATCGTCTTGGATGAGCGCCGCCTGATAGGTGAGATCAGCCATGACGCGCCCATTATCGAGAGTCAGAGACATTGACTCAAGGCGGCAGCCATAAGCGTATGAGCGGAAGTCAACACCATCAATACGGAAGCTCACGGAGTAGCGAGTTGAGCCAAGGTCATCACGCTGAGAAGGGAACCAAGTCTGCATGATGCGAGCTGTGGGCGTTCCTGTGAAGCCAGCGCTGAAGGCGGGGCTCACGGTCACATCACCCGCCACATCATTATCAGTCACGGCGCTATACTCAGCGCGGCCATTGATGTCCACACCAATGAGGCCGCCGCTGTAGTAGTTTGAGCCCGTGGTGGGCGTGAAGGTGTTCACATCGCTGATGGCTGTGATGGCGTCTGCGCCTGTGCTGCCACCTGTAACGCTCTGGAAGCCCGCGCCAAGGAGGGCGCCAAGGTAGCCTCCCCCAAAGTCATAATTGGCCACACTCGCCCCAACGGTGGTGAGGTCAACACGGAGATTCACCTGACCTGTGCGGCGGCGAACACGCGAGCCACCACTCCAAACCGTGTCAGGCTCAGGGGCGTTCCCATACGTCCCATCACGGGCGTCATTACGCTCTGAGACAACCACGTCACCATAGATGATGATGGGGTCACGCTCGCAGGGGATTGACTTATAAGTGAGGCCGCTGTTGTCAGGTAGCCCAGTTGAAGCGCTGAGTGAGCCAAAGGATGACTCAATCGCCACGCTGAGAGATCTATGAGTGACGCTCATAATGCCTCCAAGTAAAGCAGAGTAAAGGGAAAGGACAAGACCAAAGAGAGGGCCTCAGTTGTAGGATCAAGAATGGGCTCCGTGGTGGGTTCACCTGGGATCAAGCTGACGATCCCTGTATTGACGAGATCGTATTGAGGCCCCTTCAAGGTGACGAGGAGGGCCGCAGCGTCCTCTGCGATCATGCGCTCCATGAAGTGAATCTCACCGATGTCATATCTGACGCGAAGGGTCACGGTGGCGCGGCGCCTCCCGCTGATCCCCGCCTCCCCGTCATCAATGCCAAAGGTGTCCAAGCGGAGCTCAAAGAATCGTGTGGTGTGCTGATGGGCCTCAAGCGGCCCCACTCTCCCTGAGCTGTTGATACTGACGAAGCCATGATGGCTGTCAGTCTTGGGGAGGGTGGCCTCAATCTGGCCCTCTAGATAGTCGAGCGCTGAGAAGATGCCTTGGCTCATGAGCGCCCTCCTTTAATCTTGCGGGTGATGGCGAGCTGTACCGCTGAGACTAACACATTCACATCACGCTGAGATAGGCCAAGGAACTCACGATCATTGTTGACCTCATAGCCATAGTGGCGGACGTGTTGAGTGAGCCCAATGATAAAGCGCTGAGCGTCAGCGTGGAGGATAACAAGATTGTTCATGAGCGTCCCGCTGAGGACGAGATCAACAAGCGCGCTGGAGCCCGCACCCATGCGGCGGCTCTGTACCTTGTATTGCTTATAACCGTCCTTGTAATAGACGCTCAGCCCTGTCCTCGATACTCGACCGCCCTTTGGCTTTAATCTCGCCCCACGATAAGAAACATAGAGAGGTCGTGTTGAGTAGTCGATGAAGGGAGCTCCATTGGCATCAATGCCCCTACTCGTCCTCAACTTGATCGCCGCCAAGGTGTCAGCAGCCAAGCGCGCTGAGTCCTTAGCAGTCCACAGAGATGAGGGGAGATTGAGCTTAACCTTGGCGCCCATGACTAGTGCCTCATTCCTCGCGTGGGCGTGAAGCTCTGATCATATTGAGTCTTTGAGTAAGAGCGCCAAGAGGCTCTGAGGTCGCGATAGCTCCCGCCCTTCTTGGCAATATCCAGCTCACCCTCATCCACCACGTTGTCACCATCGCGGTCGAGGGCCAAGCTCCTCAAGCTAATGTCCATCAGTTCCATACAACGCTCACGCATAGCGGCGGCGGTGTCGAGCTGATTGATCATCTCGTAGACCCTCGCCGCTGTACAATAAGCGTGAGCATTCTGGAAGCTGTGAGCGTTAAACACCTCATCCTCAGTCACGTCAGGCTCATCTTTAAGATGGTCACGGATGACAAGGATGAGCTCTTGAAGCGCGGCCTCGATCTGAGGAGCGAAGGAGCTCTGACGGCGTGGAACCATATCAGCCAGTTGAGGGAATTGACTGACAAGCTCATCATGACTCAGCCCCGTGTCAAAGGGTCGAGGCGTGACCTTGAGGAGCCCCTTCTCAAGCTTTGGCGCGGTCTGCTGACCAAGGTCATGGGAATAGCTCACCGTCCAAGGATAGTAGCCCGTGACGTTGGTGATGGCTGTGGGGATCGTCCCATAATACATCCCAAAGACAAGCGAGGCGCTCACGCTGAGGTCGATCTCGCGGGGGAGCGGCTCAGCTAGGATGGCGGTTGTTCCAACCATCCTCACCACGGTCACGCTGTAGATGCTATCCCCATCGGTGACGAGATAAGCCTTGAGCTGATCAGCTTGGAGCGCGCTCGCCTGTGAGTTGACGGTGAGCGTCCTCCTGTCATTACCAATGGCGCTGACGGTTGCGTCTGCTCTTGTCTGAGTGAGGGTCACAGGTGAGGAGCTCCCCACCGTCAAGCTTGGCGCTGCGCTCAATGGCCCAGGCGCTACCCACTCAAAGACCCTTGACTGACCTGTAACAGCTTTGATCATGGCGCGGCTCCGTTGGCTTTGGTTATGTCTTGAGCTCTTGCTCTAGTGAGGTTCGCGGCGTCTACAAAGTCCTGAGTCACAGGGCTCCAAGAGTGTCGGCAGTTATAACCGCCGCCGCTTGTTTTGACAGGCAGCCCTTGACCATTGTTGAGCCGCCTCATCTGTCTCTCATCAACCACCAAGTTAATCAGAGCGCGACAGAAGCCGCGAGTGATTCCATCCTTGGGGCCTGTGTATAGGTAGAGGTCGAGCCCATACACCTCAGCCGCTTTGGCGGTGATGGTTCGCCCATACTGGGCGAGCTCAGTCCTCACAACTGTGAGCTGGCGCCCTGTGGATTGCTCAAGCCTCTGAGATAGTCCACTCATGGCTTGATTGATGGGAACGTCCACAGTTATCCCTTGAAGCGCTGTCCTCACCGCGCTGAGCGCATCAGGGAGGATCACGTCTTGGAACACGTTATCCGCTGCGGCCATACCAACGGCCACAACGTCAGGGACATCACCGATAGAGGCGCCCGACACGATCACCTGAATGGTGTCCATCGCCGCCTCAGTAATTGACGCCTGAGCGTCTATGAAGTCCTCAATCGCCAAGCCAAGACCACCTGTGAGGATGAGCTCACTCAGTTGGTCGCGTGGCAGAAGGAGGAGCTGCTCAGCGGAAGTGAGATCGAGGGCCGCCTTGAGGTTGCCTACAAGCTCACGCTGAGCGCGGGCGAGCGCCCGCTTCATCCTTGTCTCTGCGCTGTACTCTGCTTTGAGTTCAGCGATCTTGGCCTTGATCAGCTCTTGGATTGGCCCACGGATAGCACCCGCCTGTCTGCTGAGATCGTCAATCGCCTTCTTATCAGCGTCAACTCTCTCAGCAAGCAGGGCGGCGTGGGTTCGTCCACATGAGCAGATCACTTGACCTCTTAGAGACAGTCCGTGAGGACGAAGCCAAGGTTCCCGTCAATGACCTGGAACTTCTGTGACTCATCAGCCCACACGTTGCGGCGTGTCATGTCGAGCTCATCATACTGGCCCGCCTTCATCGTCTCAAAGACCATGTTGGCAGCAGCCACAGGCATCATGCGGACGCCTGAGCGAGACTGAACAGCATCAGCACCGTGAAGGATACCCATGAAGATGCTATCACCCGTCCAGATGTAGCTCTCAGAGCTAGACGCGCCAGGGACAGCGGTGTCTTGACGAGCCGCGCCAACCAAGATGTTGGGGATGCCGAGCACGTCACGGAGGACGCTGAGGACAACCTCATCATTGAGGACGCGAGCGCCGCTAGCCACACCCTGTGAGCTGTCACCGAAGAAGCCACGGAGCTCACCTGAGCGGGCGAGGCTGCGGAAGACCTGACGGCCAAGGATGAGGGTGTCAGCGTTGAGGCCGTGAGCGTTCTCAAAGACGGTGTCCTTGAGCTCATGGAGGTAGCTGAGAGGCTCAGCGCCCGCCACGTCAAACTTGCCACCAAACTGAGCGGTGCTGGTCGCGGTGTTGAAGTTGGCCCCATCAAAGAGCGTGTCAGCAGCGCGCTTCTCCTTAGCGAGCTTCATGACGCGAGCGACCTTCTTGACGATCCGCGCCTCCTCAGAGCCAGGATACTGCGAATCAATGATGTCCTCCATCGCGATCCCGTCCTGCGCTGAGTAGAGATCACAGCGGTAGGTGAGGTTTGAGCGGTCGAAGCCACCGATGCGAGCGCGTGAAGCACCTGGAGCGCGCTCAAGGTCGAGGCCCGCGCCAGCGCCCATGAAGTTGCGGCTCGTCTCAAGGAGGAGCGTCCCGCTGCGCTGAGGGACATTGATGTTCTCACAGACCTTGTCAGCGATGAGCTGAGCGTCTGAAGGGACAGCCTCAGCAACAAGGTTGGAGAGGATCTCGTCAACTGGGTGGATATTACGGTATGAGCTAGCCATTTTAGATCACCTCCTACTTAAGCGAGTGGAGCTAGGCCACGGCTGAAGCAGATGAGAATCTGCTCGTTAGCGGCTGCTGAGGTCTGATTGATGTTGGGCAGGGTGAAGCCAACAGGATAGTGGGTGGACGCTGCGGCCTGAACCTCACCATCAGCAGCGACCGCGAGGACGGTGCTTGAGGTGAGGGTGAGTGAGCCGTTAGCAATGACGCGAGTCTCGCCGCTGATGACAACGTCAACAGGCTCGCCCGCCTCAGCGCCACGCTGAGCCACGCCGATGATGGTGTTTGCGGTGGGGTCGGTTGCGATTGCGACCTTGCCATCGCTGTCGATAGCGACCAACGCGAACTCAGTCACGGCAGACGCACAGATGAATGACTTGATGATCTGATTGTTCATGTCAGTCTCTCCTTAGTTGAACACAGAATTGTATTGATCGGGGTTGGCCTCGCGGAACGCGACAAGCGCCTCGCTAAAGCTCAGATTCTTCTCAGTCGCGAGGGCCTTGACCTTCTCAGCGAGGGTGGCCTTGTTGAGCTCCTCACCGCTGGCGCCGTGGCCAATCTCAGCGAGGGGAACCGCGCTTGAAGCGGGGCGCTCAGAGAACATCTTCCAGAACTCAGGCATATTCTCACGAACATCCCAAGCGCGCTCAGCGGCGCTCTGCTCAGCAGGTGCGACCTTGCCCTCACGGAGAAGGGAGCTGACAGCCTCACGGCGCTCGACCTCACGCTTCTCAGTCTCAATGACCTCGAGGCGCTCGCTGAGCTTCTGATTTTGGGAGCGGAGCTGCATAACCTCAGCCAAGAGGTTGGGCTCTGCTGTCTCGCTGAGCTTGACCTCCTCGCTCATCTTGCGCTCCTTGTCGCTGTCATAACCGAGCTTCTCAGCCTTTGGCTCCTCAGCCATCTCCTCAGACTCAGGCTTTGACTCCTCAGTCATCTCCTCAGCCTCAAGCTCACCTGCAAGTGAAGCCTCGGCCTCCTCGCTCATGTCTTTGATCTTTTGCTCAAGCTCCTTGACCATCGCGTCCTTTGCGGCGAGCGCGGCCTTGAGCTCATCAGCGGACATATTTTCAAAGTCCATCATTTGCTCTCTTTCCGATAAAGTGACCCGATCAATCTTGGAGTGAGATTGGGCAGGGCGGGGGGTTAATGTGATAGCGAGGAGCTGAGCATCGCCCACCTTCTCACCACCATCACGGGTGAATATCTCGCCGTGTAGATACTCAGGGGAGCTCCATAGAACACCGCCAGCATCTTGAACGACTTTAAGCCCGCGCTCATTATAAGCGGGGACTGCATAGAGGCCATCTTCGCGGAGCTCTAGGTCAACGATCATCCCAAGAGCGTTCCCGCTCTCAGGGGGTGCGGGCGTCCCGCCGTTGAATGGGCTTGTCGCGTGTTGCCAGTCAATAATGACGGGGTCAGCATCGCGGCGCTCGCGGTAGACCCTCACCATCTCATTGAGGAGCTCCTCAGAGACAGGGGAGCCAATCGCCTCACCGCTCATCCGTGATGAGACTTGACCCAAGGCCAAGGTCTTGAAGGGCTTCCCAATGGTGAGGCCCTCAGGCACGTCATAGGATGGGCGCTC